CCCCCCCGCCTGTGGGAACGTCAGGAAGAACCCCTTGGCCGTGAGAACGAAACGGTCAGAACGATCGCGCGGAGCTCTCGGCATTGTGACTCGATGGTAGCGGAACGCGGCCTACTAATTTTACCAGTAGGCCGCTCGCTTAACGCTACCCCCCGGGGTATAAAAGGAAATGGCCCCCCGGGAGCGGGGACGAAAGTTGTGGGTTCCGAATCGATCAAGATGGGTGTCAAAACTCGCAGCATGTCACGCCGTCAGAACGTGCTCCGGCTCGGGGCACGTGTCGGTGGGTATGTCGCCCAACGGATGAAGATGAGACGCAGTTTCACGAGGACAAAGACGAAGACAAAGTCTCAGGCACGTGAGAGTGCACCATTAACGTATGACAATGATTTCAAGACAGATTATCGGTACCGGCGCATGCCTCGTCGTAAAAGACGTCGTTGGGTACGATTTTCGAAGAAGGTGAACTACGTTGTATTACGTGGACAACAGGGTTTGAAGAAGATGTTATATCGTCGTTTGCAGACCGTGGCGTCAGCTAGTGCGCAGTGTGCGTTCACAGAAATGATGCTATATTCCTCGGACGGCAATTACTCTTTGGATGCCGCAGATTTGGGGGCGCTATTTAGGGAACATCTAGGGGGCAGTAATTTCGATGATGCGAACAATCTGACAGCTCTAACGAACGCCAGCAAGCAGTTTAAGTTTGAAAGTGCTCAGTTGGAGACTACGATCACGAACAGTGGATTTAACAAGGCGATAGTGGAAGTTTATTATATCCGTTGTCGCAAGCAGCACACAAAGACAACCGGGGATCCAATTTACGATTGTGTTAGTGGTATTTACCAATTGGGGTTCGCGAAGCAGGACCAGGTAACGGACCCAGAGACCGGAGAACTGGTGGGGATAGGAAAGCAGACAGAGTATCAAGTAGGAACTACGCCGTTTCAAAGTCCCCGTTTCTGTAGTACATTTAAGATCCTCAAGCGGAAGAAGTTTACGATCGCTCCCGGGAATAGTGTTTCATGGATTCTGAAAGATCCGCGTAACCGAACTATTAATGCGGAGAACTCTAGGGGGCAACTGTTTTTCCCGTTCGTCACTCATGGGTATTTTCTTCAAGTTTACGGAGTTCCGGGATTGGAAGGTGCGGATCCTCCTCTCCCGACGGTTGCTCTCCCGACGAACCTTACGATTTATACAACTAGGAAGTATCAGTATTATACTCCTGTTTCTAATCAAGATCAGGCTGCAGCTATGGATGCAATATAAGGGGGTTGGGGGGCATGGGGGGCTTTGCCCCCCGTAGGCAGTAGGTTTAGGTTTAGGCTTAGGTTTAGGTTAGGTTAGGTTAGGTTAGGTTAGGTTTAGGTTTAGGTTAGGTTAGGTAAATAAAATGAAAAAAGGATGAAAGTGAAATATATTAATTAAAAGTGATTTGTGTAATGGCAAATTAGGTAAAAAGGGGGGCAGTAATGTGAACAAACAACATATTTAGGTCAAGCCAATCAAGCTCCTCTCGAGTGAACTCGGGTAAGGTGTTAGACAGGACAACACAGGGGATTCCGAATCTAAAGGATGTCGGTTTCTTGTACTTTCCTGTGAAGGAGACGTCTTGTTGACAACCAAGTACTGTCTTGTACTGGTATTTCCACGAGTCCCAGGAGATATCGTCCATGACGAGGTATTCTGCTTCCCCCGACGAATCCAGATGTTCGAAGTTCCACACATTGGCAATTCGCGTATGTCTTCCGAGACTTTTCGCCAACGCTGTCTTACCGAGTCGGGATTGTCCCCAAAGCCATAACGACTTAACTCGGTCGCTACCTCCTGGCTGTCGTCCCCGAATACTGTGAATGAACTCTGTGACCTCGTCAGGAACATTGATGAAAGTCGTGAGGTCGAACTGAGGCTGAGCTACCTTGGAAGTCTCGTTCTTTTTGGCATAGTGGCGCTCTGCGAACTTGAGTACGTTTCCGAAAGCTCTGACGTTGTTCCAGCCTCCGTGCTCGATGGCGGCGTCCAGGAAGCCGTCGATGGTGTCGTTCTCCTCGAGGAGCTGCTTTGCTGTTTTCTTGATCTCGACGGTGAAGGTGGATTTGAACTGTCCCTCCTTGACGCAGTACTTGATCACGTTCTTCGAACTGCGCGCCGCTTGAATGTTGGGATGTTTGCCGTTGTAGTCGAACGCATTCTGCGAAAGGATGTTGATGCGCTGCTCGAAACGCAGGAAGCAGTGGAAGTGGGGCTCGCCGTCTTGGTGCAGCTCCTTTGCAACGAGGACGTCGATTGGTTTTCGTCCCGTCGCTTGGTGGATCCAGTTGTCGCGGAAGTGGACGAAGATGTCGTCAAGTTCGATCCCCCCCGCCTGTGGGAACGTCAGGAAGAACCCCTTGGCCGTGAGAACGAAACGGTCAGAACGATCGCGCGGAGCTCTCGGCATTGTGACTCGATGGTAGCGGAACGCGGCCTACTAATTT